CATCAAATCTAAGCTATCACCTAACGTATAATGATTTGGGTCTGTAACAGCCTCTAGCTGGGCCTTGTCCATGCGGTTAAAAGAAACATTGGTCAGTGCCTGTTGCAGTGCAGCTAGTTCAGTATTGGTTGTAGCTGAAGTCCACGTTGTTGATGTTGTGAACGATTGTGTGCCTATGTTGTATTCGCTTACATCGTTGCCCTGTTCCCCAAGAAGAACCATTTTACTTCCATCAGGTTTAAAAGAAAGGGCTTTTGGATAAAGTTCTTGGGAAGAAAAATCAAAGCGTTGCGTATAAGAGGCTGTTGAGATATCCCAAGCAGTGCTTAACGTATATTCGTTTATAAACCTCTGGTTTTCCCCAGCAAAGTACATTTTGAGGCCATCGTCCTTAAAGAAAAGACCGACAGGGGTGTTGTCTTGACCTGCGCCTGACCCGCCAACACTTTTGTTTTGAACGTATGTAAGTGTTGATATGTCCCAAGCAGTGCTTAACGTATATTCGTTTATGTCATTCCCAGCGTTGCCTGTAAGATACATTTTAAGGCCGTCAGCCCTAAAAAATAGGCCGCTAGGACTTGTGTCTTGACCACTGATAGATTCGTTTTGGCTGTAGACTGCGGTAGAAACATCCCAAGCTGTGCTTAAATTGTATTCGTTGACGTCATCCCCAGTACTACCAAGAATATACATCTTAGTACCATCAGGCTTGAAGAAAATACCTGTCACAGCGGTATCTTGACCGCTTATATCTTTGCTGTTGTTACTATATACAGAAGTGCTTACATCCCAAGGCGCACCTAAATTGTACTCGTATATGGTTTGGTTAGAAACGCCACCTACATACATCTTAGTACCATCTGGCTTAAAAAACATACTCCTTACGGCAGCATCTTGAGTTATAGCGTAGTTCGTACTATATACTGCGTCACTTACACTCCAAGCGTTAGTAATAGCAATTGCGCTATTGTACTGCCATGTGCCGCTGTTATCCCGTACAATCGGACGTACACCGCTGCCATTTTTAATAACCGACCAAGTAGTTCGATCATCCGTAGAAACAGCGTAATAAGCTGCACCAGCACCAGCAATATCGTCGGTAGTCATGCTGTTAATGTCAGTCCAAAATTCGGTGTCAATCTGACCGCCAGAGTTTGTGATGGATGGGATATATCCGGTGCCTGATACAATAGAGCCTACGTTAAAAGTATAAACAATACCCCCATTGTTAAATACGGCAAATCTATTCCCTGTGCTGTTAAATGCTACTCCTGCCTGTATTGAGGAACTAAAGTTTGTTAATTCATAGTAAAATCTAGGGCTTGATTGTGTTAAAGTAAGAGTAGAAATATCGCCCTTAGTCCCAAAAGTATATTCACGCATATACCTATTTATATCGACAAAGTATAACTTTGTATCGTCGGTATTTAAAGTAAGGCTATAGGATGGTATGGATGCAAGAACTGTTGTGTTTATTACTTTGTTTGTAACAGTTGTAATGTCCCAAGCAGTCCCTAAATCATACGAAACAATGTCTGCGTTTCCGTCTGCGGCATATACCTTTGTTCCATCGCTTGTTACTACCAAGCCGTATTCAAAGTTGTCGTTTATGCTTACATCTTGCTCATTACCAGCGGTACTTAAATCCCAAGGAGTGGTGAGAGTGGCCTGATAAAATTTATTATACTGACTGCTGAACCAGTAAAAACGGGTTCCGTCTGATTTAACTGACAATCCTTGCGGATATTGACCCGAAACTGAAACATATGCGTTAGAGCCTGTTTGTATAGTAGAGGCATCAAAAGGTGTTGTGAGCGTAAAAGATTGAATACGACCTGCGCTACCGCTTGAACTAAGAAAAAACAATTTCAAGCCATCTGGTTTGAATATCAGAGAACTTTCAGCACCAGTATATCCACTAAGATAACTAGTTAAATCTTTGCTTTCTGGCACAATATCTGTTGGAATACCGGCTATGTTAAAAGCGTCTGTAATTCCGTTACTCATCTCAAGGCCATCAGTTGCATTGACTACAACACTGTGCATAGACCAACTACCAGCGGCAATAGTGCTACTGTCAGTAAATGATGTCGTTGTAATGTAAGACCCATCGGCAGCAGTCAGTAACGCAACGCCGCCATTGCCCTCGATGGTTTTACCTATGTCTCCAGATGCAAAGGAGCCTGTGCCTAAAGACAAAAAGTCTGTAACACCTAACGTATAATCATAAATTCTATCAGCAGAATCACTAATGGTGAACATTTTCTGTTGGCTTGGAACCATTATAACTGAATGGGGCGAACCCTGACTACTAATATAAAAATACTTAGACGCATAACTTGCTGTCGAAATGTCATAAGCAGTGGTTAGAGTATATTCATTTACCCTAGACACCCCAATGCCACAAATAAACAAGGTTTTTCCATCGTTAGAAAAATCCATTCCACCTTGGTTACCTTCTTCGTTAGAAAAGTCTAGGTAGTTTCCGCTGTTGGATAATGTACTAAGATCGTATGCCGTTGACATCGTAAATTCGTAAATTCTATCCTGTACGTTTCCATATATGAATAGCTTAGTTCCATCATCGTTTAGTCTAATATCATCAAGGTTCTCGTTTATGCCCGAAGGAGTAACATCACGCACATGGGATAGTGTTGTAACATCCCAAGCTGTCGTAAGGTTGTACTCACTTATTTGTCCATCACCCGCACCGCACATGAACATTTTTGTGCCATCAGACTTGAAGGCAATGCCTGTTGGAAAGCCATCTTGACCAGAAACTGAACTGTAGGTTGCAGACCCTGCTGTTGTGATATCCCAAGCGGTTGATAAAGTACGCTGGTAAACCCTGTCATATTGAAAACCACAATAGAAAACTTTTGTGCCATCTGGTTTAAAGGCTAAACCTCTCGCAGAACTGTCATCACCTGAGATACTAAGGCTGTCTCCGCTGTATGAAGTTGCTGGTGTTTGTATATCAATATTTAAGCTAGGCGTCAGTGTAGTATTATAAGCAGAATTGAGGCGGTCATAGTTTGCCCCATTAGACGCAACGTCCCATGAGCCTTTGCTGCTTATACCCGTTTGCGGCACCTCTTTAGTTGCAGAAACAACAGGCGTTGGGCTTACAGCCGAAGATAGTGTGATGCTGGCAGTCTCACCGCTGGCAAAGGATTTAGTTAATGTGCCAGCAGTGACAGACGGTAAATCCTCAGCAGTGGCGCTAATAAATACTACAGCAGAGCCGCTAAGGTTAATCGCATTATTTGAATTGCTGCTTTCGCTAACCGTGCGAGATAGAGTAGTGCCAGAAGCCGTATATGTGCCGCTTCCAATCTCAAAGTTACTACCGTCTTCTATGACGTACCTTACAGTGTCACCATTAGACACACCGCCGCCAGCGAAGGTTTGATAACCGTCCTCCGCTGACCCCAGCGTAATAATACCTGTACCAGTAGTCGCAGTTGCAACTTTTACTCGATTTGCGAGCGTCACCATGTCAAGTCACCTTATGCGATTTGCAGAACACCATTTGCAGCGGAGAAGTCCACTGTAAGACTGTCGCCATCGTTAAGCGTTAGTGATGAACCGTAATCATAATAACCGATCAGAGGGTCAGCAGGCGAGGTCACTGTGTCATTGTAGATATACACATAACGGAATGGTCCAGTTGCACCACCGCTTGATGTTAATGTTACGTCAGCTAATACTAGCTTGTATGTACCACCAGTTTGCGAAGATGAGGTTGTTGTTACATTACGGGACGAGAGGTTCGTATAAGATACCTGTGTCACGTTAGCTAGAATACCATTACCATCCGTAGACGGATTTGGGCTTTCTGATGATGGTGCTGTGTTAGAGAGAGCAACAATAACTTGGTCGCTTTCTAAATCCATGTTGTGAACTGCGTTTGCAACGAAGTCATTAACTTTATTAAAAGTAGCCATTATTCATTTTCCTGTTTTTGTTGGGGTTCCTGCGCGGTTGAAACACCAGCTTCAGGATCATAGTTTAATTCAGCAATGTCCATAAGGTCTTTAACAACCTCTGGGTGACTGCTAACGTCAATGTTTGCGCCATTAAGGTTACGCAAGAAGGCTGCAACTTCACGAAGGTCATGTGGAGCTACATCGCCAGCGGTTATCGTCGGCATCAGGTCATAGTTCAGACCGTTCAACTCCCAGAGGCGCTCAACAAGCTGTTTATTGAGGACATCAACAATAGCTTGGATATAACTCTCTAATGCACGAAGGAACAGGTCTGTCTTAGACTTGGAGAGGGCGTAAGAGCCAGTGTTGCCACCACCAAGCATAAGAAACTCAGAAAGGACACTACGAGCAATATCATGCTGGTAACGTCTTACAATAGGGTCAATGTCAATATTACGGCTACCACTAGAAGACATAAGCTCAACATCTACCAGCTTCTGGTTGGTAGGCGCTCCGTCTTTATCGGGATAGGTGTCGGAAGGCAGAATAATGTATCCTTGCTCATTGAACTTGACATCCCTGAGAATAGATTGCAGGTTATTGACAAATCCAGATTGTGTGGCTGTTGCATCCCCTGACAAGTACTCAGCAGGAATACGAGCAACAGGGATACCAGCAAGTTCCCTTTCAACGGCTATGGCCTCAATAGACTGTAGGTTATTGACATATTCATAAGAAGTATAAGCATTGCGAAGTATAGAGCGCCCAGCAGGGTCACCATTAATCGTTGTCGTGCGGTAGTACAGACTTTTACGAGTAGGTATATAATTAGAGTTGTTATAGCCCGACCCATCCTGATAAATACCAAGTACATCGCCAGTCTTTTGATCTACATCAAACCTAGAGATTGTCCAAGGCGCACGAATAGCAATCTTGCGTACACCCATACGTCCATCAGAATACTTAGAACGCTTCTTATCACTTCTTTCAGTAGGGCCATTACGTCTTTTATATATGACTTCAAACCAAGCAAAGCCATACGACAAATTCGATAAGGACTCAGCAATATGGTCATCAAGGGTATGGTCCATATCATCAAGTACAGACTCAACGAACTCAGCTTCTTTCTTAGCTTCTGCACTATCATTAGCTGGCATCACCTTTAAATCAACATCACGAAGGACTTGTTCAGTAGCATACATGACAGCACCAATAGTACTGTCGTTATCTCTCATCTCACGGTACTTGCGTATAGCTTTCTTGCCACGCAACTCAGGTAGAAACTCATCAGCCCGTATCTGACCATTAGAGGTGTTGTCACCCGCTACACCTAATATCTTCTTGGCCTCTGTCTCTGAGAGCTTCTTAACCATTATCTTAGTCCCTTGGCGCTACTATACGCTAGCTTCAGCGTAGGTTTTGCGTAGCCATTGAGTGATAGGTCCGTTATAGCCCAAACTAAAGCATCAAGACGGTCTGGTGAGCCTATGGACCCTAGAGGTTCCCACTGTACCATCTGATCTTCTAAGTCATTAAGTCCTCTTACGTGTCTAACCTTATCTTGCTCATATAATGCAGAGACAGGTTCAGCCCGTGCCATCTTCCCTCTGGATGCATGTACGAGCTTTACTGGAACTGTTTCATCTTCTGTGTGTAATGTGTGACGAACCATATCGCCACCTTGGTTTCTTTCAGCTACAATCCTATCAGCCATATGTTCTCTATAGAGTTCTACAGCTTTGGATGCCCACTGTTGAGGAGTATATCTACCTGTGTGGTCTTCTATTACATAAGCTATGCCGTTGACATCTACACCAGCAACTACAATACCAGTCATGTCACTTTCTGCATTGGATGTGATAGCCGGATCAATAGAAATAACCACCCTATTAAGAGATGGTACGTCATCCTTGTCTATCTCACACTTAGCAAGTTGTTGTCTATTCCATAATGCGCCAGATGCTTCATCAAGTATTTCTGCATATAGTTCTTGTCTACCTAACCTTGTTCCCTCATACGTCTTCTTTACTGCGTCTAAGAAGGTATCTGCTAGATTGGCTGCATTATCATAGGTACTCCCTTTGCTAATAGTAGTCTTATCATCGTCTAGTATTGTGCGTATCAGTTTGGTTGTCTTAGGTGTCGTCGTTACAAATACTTGAGGACGCTTACCTAAACGTAAACCAAACTGTAGCATATCCCAAGTTTCTTGGGCATTCCTCCATGCACATAACTCATCAGTCCATGCACTATATGCTTGCGGCCCCCTTAGTCGTTCTGGGTCTTCCGCTGAGAAGAAGACTGCTTTTGAGCCATTCTCCCATGTAAGAGTATTGTTCGTGGGTGACCATACAGGGAAACCAATGTGTTTGCCACGGTATGTCTTGTCACCCTTCCAACAGACATTGAGTAAACCTGAGTCACCCTCAACCATAACCCTGCGAACATCACCTTTAGTAGGCGCAACACAGTGGACAATCTTATCGCCCTTCTTGATCCTGTGTCTGACCCACTCTGAACCTGCACGGGTTTTACCCCAGCCACGACCAGCAAGTGCAACCCAAACATTCCATATACCCTCTGGCTCTAACTGTTCAGGTCTAGCCCAAAATTCCCAGTTGTGTTGTAACTCTTCTGTCTTCTTGGGGCCTAGTTCTTGTAATAGTGCAGCTACATCAGAATCTGGTAAGTCTCTAAGTACTTGCGCTGTTATCATCTGTACGGGTCTTACCTAATAAGGTCATCAGGGAGTCTATAGCTGACTCATCTACATCGGGATCTTCTACCTGATCTACTTCATTAACTGTAGATGTTGGACTCCATCCTCCCTTACTACGAAGAAAGAGTTCCTGGGACTTGAAGTCACCCTCTAATGCTTGCTGTACAACGACAGAACCTACAGCACCTACAATAGAAGCCTTCTCCTCAGCTATGTCCTCACCATATAGTTTATAGAAGGTAGCTGTACTTGAGGGGGCATTCTGATACTTCTGGATAGACGACAAAATATCTTTAACAGATACTCCACTACGAATACCTTCTCTAACCTTCTTGGCTATAATATTACTATATGGGAGTTTATCTTTACCAGCTGGCATAAGTGTATCTCTACTATAAATAATCTACCTCTATCATCGGCAAGTCACATCCAGTACATAACTACATCCCTAAGTATAGGGGCCTAGGTTCACTATGGTTGACAGAGGAAGAACAGGGGAGGGTACTAAAGAGTACACATGCTATACATTAGTATATACTATATCTCTATATTACTACCATACCTACAACTATAGACCTGGCGAAATACCCTTTCATATATATATAGGCACCTAAAATGAAATAATATAAGTAACATTTGTGAAATATATTGAAACAATTCGTGAGATCTTATTAAGTCTTTGTTTTCCCACAAATCTTTTTTTATGTTTCGCTGCGTAGCAGAGCTACTATGTACCCCTACAATGGAAATTAAGTATAGGGGCAAAAGTAAATTTCTTATGTTGTAGATATAGTGGGTAACACCCCCATCCGAAAGTATAGCCGTATATTCTGGAGGGTCCCTTGACTATACGTAGGGATAGTGGAAATATACTTAAGGATAGGTTGACAATACGAAAGGATAGCCCTGGTTGTGACATTTATGCAACACTTTTGTGATTTACTCAATAAAAACAACGATAAACAAAAATAAATCTTGACAATCGGCGAGCGAGATGGCTGCACCCCTACACCACCACCGTTATAACATAACATTTCAAAGCTGTAACATTCTGTGAACTGATGACATCGCAACCCCATAATATCACTACATAAAAGCAATGCATCATTAGAGCCGATATAAGCGCCATACAATAGGGCAAAAACATTCCCATAGTTGGACCTATCGCAGCATCATTAGCGCATTCCTGAGCGACTAACTTATAGGTTGTAGGCTCGCTATTGTAATACAACCTATGCGGTGTTTTTCCAGTCAACCTATGGGCAACGTTTCACGGCGTAGCGAAGTGCTACTATACAAAAAACCCGCACTGAGGCGGGTCTAATGTTTTAGCTTATGGGGTTGTTTAGATCATGCTGCGGCAAACAACTCTAATTGATTGTCTACAACTATCGTGCCCTCTAATGGGCAATCGTGCAATTCTAGCCAAGGCTTCAAAACATATACACGCTCAATGTTTTCAACGTGTCTGCCTTCACCCTCTATACCGTTGAAGCTTAACGGGTTGTAGAACCTATGGCGGGTTTTCCATACTGTTGATCGTTTAGCCACTACTAGCCAATGCCCACTATCAATAGCCTGATCGTGCGTCATATGCGCCGTTGTTGGTAGTTCTGCCTTTTCATCTATAGAATAGACTTCACCGTCTATGTCAGATGTAAACCAAGTATCGTTTTCATCACTCACCAAAAACCATTCGTCAGAATATTCTGAGTATACCGTTTCATCTATATGGGCGTAGTTGTTGCAAGTTGTGTGGACAATATCGCCGGTATTATTTACGCAATGGTCACATATTAAACCTTCAAAGCCTATCACCTCATTGCCCGCATGGTTTGGTTCATATTCATCACAACCTTCACAATAAAAGAATTGATCGTGAAAACAGTCTTCGCAATAGGTGCCATCATGGGCATGGTGCATATCATACTCGCCTAAACCCGTGTTGCAACTTTCGCAATGGTATTCGTGCTCACTAATTACGCCGCTAGTTGTAGTGAGTTCTAAGTCACCATGCCTAGATATTTTAAGCTTGTCTCCTAAGTCTTTGGCGCTTGAATAGTTGTCAAAATACGGCGCTATCAGTTCATCGCAATCATGGTTTTCTATTCTGAGTAGTTCAGCATTTATCCAACTCACCTTGTCGGGTTGCTCGCAAGCTTGCTTTCGCTTGGCTATTTCAGCTTCAAGCATATCGGCTGCGAGGTTGCTATTTGTATAGATAGGCGCATTAGCATATCGCCCGTTGCGAGTACAAATAACCGCCCTTGCTAGTAGTTGCTGTTGACTGTTTTCGATCCATACAATTTCAAAGTCACCTGAACCGTATATTTCAGCAGGGTGACAAATTAAATGGTCAAAACTATAGCGCATACAACTTGCCGCTAATGACTTGCGAGAACAACCTAACCTTGGATCTGATGCGCTTGCTTGTTTCATTGTGTAGACTTTCGCAAAGTCTTTGCGGTTCTTTGATGATTTAAAAACTAAACCCTGAGTCGCTAGAAAATAGGTCTCTTTAAACCATACCGCAAAAGCTTCAAAATTTATGTTTGGGTTTTCAGGTAAAATTTTACGCAATATCTTAGCGGGTTTTCCTGATGTCCTTTTGCCCTTTTCTAAGTCATCTGCTGACAAGTAAACTGACATTAAGCGGTTATCTTTATCGTCAGGTTTAGGCGATAGCCAAATCAAATATGTAAAGACTTGTGATTTATCATCCGCCAACGGTGCTGTTATGTCCTCCAATTTTCTGAGTAGAACCCTATCCAAGCTTGTGTCGTTAGTTGCTATGGATGATTTAAATTCTGCTGTTTTGTCTTCAAAGAAACACATTGTTTTTATCCTTTATGTTAGGTTTAGTTTTCGATAGTTAAACAAATTGCGAAAGCAATAGTTGCCGCAATCAATGTTGCAGTTGCCAAAGCGCCCAAAGGTGAAACAAATAAAACCGGCGCTGCAAAAATACAAATTGCGATAGTTAGCATTGCGCAGATCCAAGCGATAAAAGCGAAGAGGTTAGTCATTTTTTTATTCCTTATAATATGTTGCGTGTAAAACTAACCTAAACCTTGCCTATTCTCTTTTCAATAGTTGAGAGCCATTTTGCTATTCAAGGTTGTAGACTTTATTTTATGCACGTTTAAGGCGAACTGGAAATTAACTCGCCTATAAGTTGTACGCCTGGATTTATACACTTTTAAGGCGAGTAACAAAAATATAGTTTAGGGGTTGAACTATACAACCGGAGGGTATAGATAGTTTAGGGGTTGAACGATACAACCTAAAAATGTTTCTGCGTTGCAGCATACACGTTACAACCTTAGGTTGTGGCGAGTGATTTTTGTAACCACAACCTATAGGCGAGGGGAATATGCCATTGTATACACAACCTAAAAGCGAGTCAGTTGCAAAAAAGTCACACGACCCCCACCAGTGGAAAATGACCCCACCAGTGGAAAATGACCGTAGACCCCCCGCAGTGGAAATTAAGAGCCATACCCCCACAGTGGAAATACAGACTCGAAATTATCTTGTAGTCACCCCTTGACCCACCGATGGAAATACCTATATGAGTACTAACAGCAACAACTATGGAGATTATATGACAACAACACAAACTTATATCGAGATGTTATCTTACATGCGACCAGAGGGTGCCAAAGCTCAACGCAAGTTCTGTAACAGATTCCTACGACCTATCTTTGGCAATCCTGACAACCGTGGCAATTACATCTTACGTGTAGGTAACAACCCTACCATTGCCTTCATGTCACATCACGACACAGTTCACACTCATGGCGGCAGACAGAAAGTAGTTGTCGGCTCAGATAACTTTGTCACTACCACACAGAACTGCTTAGGCGCTGACTGTACCACAGGCATCTACATTATGATGCGTATGATAGAGGCTGGTGTAGAAGGCTTATACATCGTACATGCCGCAGAAGAGGTTGGCTGTCGTGGCTCAGGTTACATTGTGCAGCACACCCCAGAGGTAGTTGACGGTATCCAAGCCGCTATCAGCTTTGACCGCTATGGTTACAACTCAATCATTACTCACCAGTCAGGAGTTCGTACATGTTCAGAAGAGTTCGCAGACAGCATCGCAAGCATCCTAGATCTAGGCTACAGCCAAGACAGTGGCGGCTCATACACAGACAGTAACGAGTACAGAGGTATCATCCCTGAGTGTACCAACTTATCTGTAGGTTACTTCAATCAGCATTCCAAGTCAGAGCATCAAGACCTAGAGTTCATGGAGACTTTATCAGATGCTTGTATCAATGCCGATTGGTCTAAGCTTGTCATAGTTCGTGACCCAGCTGACAAGGATGACTTCTGGTCAGATGCATTCTGGTCTCAAGATGACCGCTACTATCCCTATGCTGATGACATTGCTGTAGATGTCAGCTTAGAAAAAGTTATTGCAGATCACCCAAAAAGTGTAGCTTTGCTATTGCAATCCTATGGCTACGATGCTAAAGGTTTACTCACAGACTTAGGTCGCATCAGAGAAGGATACTAATATGCAGATGTTTATTGAAGTAGATAATTATGACATTGACGTTGATACACTAGAGTATGGCGTTGCAACCGTAGAAGGAGACGAGATGGGAAAATACTTTAACATTGAAGAACAACCAATATTCAGCTTCAGTTCTTATGATGATGATGGTGAGTTAGTTGACCTACCTGATCATGTAGTTAAGAAAGCCCAAGATCTAATAGAAGATTACTATTGGGAGTGGCATCAGGATTATATGTACTGATGTTACATAGGCTCAATAAAGAAGCGTGTCATGAGTGTGAGAGCATCCATGACATGCACGACATAGACGAATGGGGTTGCCCTAGTTGTAAGCTAGAGACCCCCTCCGATGAAAATATTGAAGAGGAAATTGATCATGCCGAACACTAACGTAGACAAGTATGTGATAAGCCTGTATGACTACACAGGTGAAGCATTAGTGCCGTGGGCAGAAGCAGGGTATTCCTGCATTGCCTATGATATTCAGCACGATGATACAGTGACAGATGTGTTTGGTAGTGGTGGAAGCATCAAGTATGTAAAGGCTGACCTTCACGATCCTAAGACGCATCAAGATATATTCATGGAGTATAACGGTAAGAATGTTATCTTTGGTATGGCTTGGCCTGTTTGCACAGATATGGCTGTGTCAGGTGCAGCACACTTCAAAGCTAAGGCTGAGAAAGATCCACTGTTCCAAGACAAAGCAGTAAGCTACGCTGTGATGTGTAGTGAATTGTTTGAGGATCTAGGTTGTCCTTATTTGATAGAGAACCCTGTCTCTGTCTTAGCTACCAAGTGGCGTAAGCCTGACCACTCATTCCACCCCTATGAGTATGGCAATTACATACCTGACGATCAGGCAGAGCACCCCTTGTGGCCTGACTATATTGCATCTAAGGATGCTTACCCCAAGAAGACTTGCCTCTGGACAGGCAATGGCTTTAACATGCCGTGGACTGATCCAGTAGAGCCAGAGCAGGGCCATAGTAGGCAGCACCTCAAGCTAGGTGGTAGGTCTATGAAGACTAAGAACATACGCAGTGCTACACCCCGTGGCTTTGCAAGAGCAGTATTCTTAGCCAACGGAGAATAAAAACAATGACCCCTGAGATGGAAATGGAGCTACGTGAACTGGGCATTCTTTTGCCTACTGAGGATCAGTGTGAGCAGGAGAATGAGCTTGTACGCTACGACCTAAGCTACAAGATGCCTGAGCTAGATGAGTATGGGGAGCCACCGTGGTAAATCGAAAGCCTAACCCTATGGCTAAGGATCTTAGGCAACCTAAATATAAAACAAGGGTTGTCCCAGATAAAAAGAAGCCTATATTAAGCAGGAAGCGTAAACATAAGAAGGAGGTTTAAATGTATTGTGTAATTAACAGTGACAACATTATCATAGCTCTGTTCTTGTTGGAGTCAGACGCTCAAGATTTTGTGTATTGTTGTCGTAACCCCTACAGTAGAAAAGACTATAAAGTGGAATATAAAGAGGAGTATTTATATGTCAAACTTGATTAAAGTAACATATGTAGATCATATGGGATCTGACTTATCTGTAGCTAATGCAGCACGGGTAAGCTTTGGTAAGAAGAGTGAGATGGATACAAGTGACGTGTGGGGTCCACCTAAGTTGAAAGACAAGGATTCAAAGCTTATACGTTACTTAGCCAAGCACAAGCACATCAGCCCATTCGGTCATTGCTTTGCTAGTTTCCATATCAAGGCTCCAGTCTTTGTAGCTAGACAGCTAGTCAAGCATAAGTTCCTACGTTGGAATGAGATTAGTCGTAGGTATGTGGATAGTGAGCCTGAGTTCTATGTGCCTGATGAATGGCGTGGACGTAGTAAAGATAAAAAACAAGGTAGTGAGGGTATTGTAGAAGTCAGAGGCAGTGTGCCCGTAGGTAGAGCTATGTATGCTTGTAGGGATGCATACTACGGTTTACTTAAAGCGGGTGTATGCCCAGAGCAAGCACGTATGGTACTGCCACAGTCTATGATGACTGAATGGTATTGGTCAGGTAGCTTGGATGCCTTTGCTGACATGTGTAAGCTGCGCTGTAAGCCTGACACACAAGCTGAGACAGCAGAGGTAGCGTGGGAAATTGATCGTAGCATGATTGACCTGTTTCCTGTGTCGTGGAAAGCATTAAGGGAGAGTGACTGATGAGAGGTAACATTAACGGTGCAATAAAGGCATCAGCTATTGTAGCATTACTAATTGCTGCACCACCAATACTGATAGCTATGACGTATGATGACTATCCAAAGTATTGTAAGCTGTCTATCTTACTACCATGCATAGGAGTGAAAGAGGAATAATGTTGTTCTATACTGTCCTTGTGTTGAGTTACACACTAAATGGTGACTACCTACAAGCTAAGGTCATCTTCCCTAGTTATAAGGCCTGTGGAGACGCTCTACCAGCCTATTACGAGCCTGTATATGCCATTGATAGGGATGCTATAGGTCAATGCCTAAAGACTGAGGTTATATCAACTTCTATAAAACCAAGAAAGAAACCAGAATGAAACCAGAAACAATTATGATGATGTGTGAGGGCCTAGCCCGTAGATATAAAAACCCTAACCACTATGACGACCTTGTAGGTGAGGGTGTATTACAATGCTACGAGATCCTAGCTGAAGACCCCAAACCCCATCCAGCGAAATTATATCGTGAGGCTAATCGTAGGATGCACGACTACCTTAACCTAGATGTTTTTCCAGTCGCTATCCCTGCCTCTGATGTGTCACGTAGGCTCAGTAGGGATATAGACACAGAGGAGTTTGGAGATCACACTTGGAGCGAGGACGGTATTAATTACCTAAGAAACATCCTTAGCTCTGAGATTATACCCTTTGATACAGCGTCTTTATTTAACGAGACAGTCGAGGAAAACTACGAGGAAACGGACTTCTATAATAAGCTGAATACGCAGATAGAGTTGCAGCTAGATGAAGATGAGAGGTTGTTGTTACATATGAAGTTTGTTGAGAGTATGACCCAAGTAGATATGGGAGACTTCTTTGGTATTAGTCAGCCAGCTATTGTACTCAGAGAAACTAAGATCTTCTCTAAGCTAAGGTCCATTGTGACTAAATTGCAACAGGTAACCTAAATGTAATTCTACAACTGATAAAAAGGAAATGTAGGTGCCTATAGTATTATGTCCCCCTTTCGTTAAGGCCGATTGTTGTAGGTATGGTAGTAATAATAAGGAGTTAGTATGAATACAGATGTACATGATAATGTGAGAGATCAACCGTGTCCCTATGTGGACTGTGGTTCATCAGATGCTTTTAACTATAACACTAGAGGCTTTGGTAAATGCTTCTCTTGTGGGAGTAGTTATCCTTCTAGGAAGGCAACCTTTGATTGGGTTAAAGACAAGTACCCCGTCAGTGGAAATACGACTTCAGAGAGCTTAAGAGAGGCTCAGGATGGTGGTAGTTATACAGCTATGCGAGGTATATCAGAACGTACTATGGAGCAGTACGATGTCCTCACATACCCTAACGGTACTCAGAACTATGTGTACCCCAGCGGGGGAATAAAAACCAGGAATCTTAAGGAGAAGGATTTCTATGCAAGCAAGGGGTTCAAGACTGATGAGTTATTCGGTATGAACTTCTTCACTGCTGGTTGTTCTAACATCTTAACGATAACAGAGGGTGAGGTAGATGCTATGTCTGCTTACCAGATGTTAAGCTCTAGGGACACCTATCTTAATCCTGTAGTCTCACTACCATCAGCTACCCCTTCCAAGGCACTTTGGGAGAAGTGTAAGCCTTACCTAGATAGCTTTCAGAAGATTATCTTATCTGTAGACAATGATGAGGCTGGCAACGGTATTGCTGCAAAAATCTCTAAGATGTTTCCTAACAAAGTGTACCGTGTTTCTCACAATAAATATAAGGACGCCAATGACTTCTTGACTGCTGGTGCAGCATCTGAGTTTAAGAACGCTTGGTTCAACTCTTCTAAGTATGTACCTGACAATATCTTCAATACTACTGAGCAGTTCCTTAACTTGTATCGGGATACGCCAGAACACCAGTACGTGCCTACAGGTATTGAGGCCCTAGATGAGAAGATCTTAGGTCTTATGCAAGGTCACTTCACAGTTATCAAGGCACCTACAGGTATAGGTAAGACAGAGGTGATGCGATACTTAGAGTACAACATGCTTAAGCGTAAGGTTCCTATTGCTACGTGGCACCTAGAAGAAACTAAGTTACGTTCTTTGCTTGGGCTTGTGTCTTATGAAGCCAAGGACAACCTTACACGTAGGGATCTTATTGAAGAAGCTGACTCAGAGGAAGAGGTTATCAAAGCTATTGAGACCCTAACTAAGGATGAGTTACTATATCAGTTCTACCTTGAGGAGAACCAAGGCGCTGATGACTTATGTGACCAGATACGTTTCTTTAGTCAGGCTTGCGGGTGTAAGTTCATATTCTTTGAGCCGATACAGGATGTAGTTACTGGACATTCAGAGGAGAGTAAGGAACAACAGCTTGCTGACTTATCGGTTAGATTATCTAAACTTGCAGCAGACCTTAACGTAGGTATTGTAACTATTGCTCACACCAATGAGTACGGAGATCCTAAGTATTGCAAGATGATTGGTCAGAGGGCTTCTGTAGTTTTGGACTTAGAGCGGGACAAGGAAGCTGACACACTAGAAGAGAGGAACACTACAACAATTACGGTACAAAAAAACCGACCCTGTTCCATCGAAGGCAAGGCCGGTAAGCTGAGATTCAGCACTGATACGTTTATGTTAAGAGAGGTACTTTAATGATAATATCTTGGTGGAGTGCAGGTGTTACAAGTGCAGTCGCAACTAAGCTTGCTATCCAAGAATTTGGTGATGAGGTTAAGCCTATCTATTTTGGCATTGATTCTGCGCATAGTGACAACGCTAGGTTTAAAGAGCAATGTGAAGAGTGGTATGGTTGTGAAATAGTTACTGAACGTGCGCCAGAAAAGTACAAAGATCAGTTTGATGTCATAAGTAAAGATAAGTATGTTAATGGTCCAGCTGGGGCTAGGTGTACTCTTGTACTAAAGAAGCGTGTTCGTCAGAGGTTAGAGAAGGAGCTTGACTACAGAGGTCAAATCTTTGGCTTTGAGTACAGCAAGAAGGAGGTCAACAGAGCCATACGCTTCAAGGAACAGTATCCAGATGCTAAACCTTTCTTCCCCCTGATAGAAAAGAGGATGACTAAACCTGAGTGTCTGTACTTCTTACAGGAGGCTAATATAGAAGTTCCAACCATGTATAAGTTAGGCTACAAGAATAATAACTGCATTGGTTGTGTTAAAGGTGGCGCAGGATACTGGAATAAGATCAGAGTGGACTTTCCCGAACACTTCGATAGGATGGCAAAGGTTGAAAGGGAGGTAGGCAACTCTTGTTTAAGAGGGATTTTCTTAGATGAGCTTGACCCTCAAAAGGGACACAAACAAAAAATAGTCATGCCTGACTGTGGTAACTTCTGTGATATAGAGTTTGAGGAGTTAGATCATCCGCAGCTAGATATGATGCTTGAGACACCAGAATTAATGAGAGGAATATAATGAGAATATTTGATATAGAAACAGATGGCTTCAACAGCACAAAGATCCACGTAGTGTCTTGGTCAGATGACTTAGGTAAGACAGTAAACTCAACACACGACTATGATGAGATGCGTGAGGTCTTTAAGGTTGATACACTTATAGGACATAGTATTGTCAGGTTTGACATCCCCGCAGTGGAAAAAGTGTTAGATATAAAAGTTAAGGCTCGTCTCATAGATACCCTAGCTGTAGCTTGGTATGTAGATCACAACCGTGGCAAGCACGGACTAGAGAGCTATGGCGAAGACTACGGGATACCTAAGCCTAAGATTACTGACTGGCAAAGCCTAACACCACAACAGTACGCTCACCGTTGTGAAGAGGATGTTAAGATCAACTCAAGGTTGTGGAAGACTTTAGATAAGAAACTAAACAAGCTGTATGATGATGAGTACAACAAGGCTCGTCTTATAGACTACTTAACCTTTAAGATGGAGTGTGCAGCGGAGCAAGAGGCCCTTCAGTGGAAATTGGACGTGACTAAAGCTCGTACACACTTAGAGGTATGGGAGACTCTGAAGGCTGAGAAGATTGAGCAGTTAGCTGATGCTATGCCAGAAGTAAAAAGGTACAAGATGGCAAACAGACCCCTAGCAATGGAAAAGAAGAATGGGGAGCTATCTGTAGCTGGTGAGAATTGGGTGACTCTTTGTAGGCAATATAAAGTTCCAGTAACTACAACAAAGATGCAAGTGCTGCATAAGGTTGAGAGAGCTAACCCCAACTCTCCTGATCAGGTAAAATCCTGGCTGTATAAATTAGGGTGGGAGCCAGCTACTCACAAATATGTTAAGGACAAGGATGGCAAGAATGAAAGAAGTATTCCGCAAATCCGCAAGGATGCAGAACTATGCCCCTCAGTCTTACGATTGGCACCTTATGACAAAGCTATACACCTTCTTGACGGGCTTTCTGTTCTCAGCCATCGTATTTCTGTTCTTAAAGGCATGGTTGATGCAGAGCGTGATGGATACGTGCAAGCAACAATCGCAGGATTTACCAACACACTGCGCTTCCGTCATGCAAGACCGTTAGTCAATCTACCCTCAGTGGAAAAGCCGTATGGTGCTGAGATCCGTGGGTGTCTGACTGCACCTGATGGGTACACTTTATGCGGGGCTGACATGACTAGCCTAGAGGATACAACCAAGCGTCACTACATGAAACCACTAGACCCCGACTATGTAGCTGAAATGAGTAGAGATGGCTTTGATCCACACTTAGACTTAGCTAAACACGCTGGTGTTATCACACAAGATGACATCGACAAACATAACTCAGGCGAGCGTAGTCTAAAAGCCCTGCGTAAGAACTACAAGGTAGTGAACTACAGTGCTACATATGGCATAGGGGCCGATAAGCTGGCCCGTGAGACGGGTATGAGTTTACGTGAGGCTAGGTCACTCAAAGATGCCTTCTGGTCACGTAACTGGTCAGTACAGAAGGTTGCAGAGAGTGCTAAGGTCAAGGAATGCCTAGATGGTTTCTGGCTATGGAACCCAGTATCTAACTTCTGGTATAGCCTCCGTAATGAAAAGGACAGGTTCTCTACTCTAAACCAAGGCACTGGTGTTTTCTGCTTTGATAGTTGGGTAGCTGCCTGTAGGAAGCAAGGTATTAAGACTATTGGACAATTTCACGATGAGGTTATCGCCTTGGTAGAAGAAGGAGGAGAAACAGTTGTAAAAGATAAGATGGAAAAGGCAGTATCTCAACTTAATAAAGAGCTAAGTTTGAACGTACCATTAGGCACAGATGTGCAATTTGGCAACACTTATGCAGAGATACACTAAAGTGTAAAAAAATACCCAAAGGCACTTATATTTTATTCTTTTAGGTGCCTAATATATAATACAGCCCTAACGAAAAGGAACTCGACACATGGCTAAATACACAATGGATATGGTACTACAATACGCTAAAGTCTTCCCTGAGAATGCTGATTACGGAGACCCTAAAGGTAATCGTGTGGCTAAGAGTATTGCTGATAAAGGTGGTCAGTATATTGTACAAGGTTACTTCACAGACCCAGATCAGATCAGCCAACTCTTGGAGGATGGGTTAGATCCAGAGCCAATGAACAGTCCCCGTATTATCGACGGAGATGCTCAGTATGGTATTGGTAAGTACATGAAGCTCAAGCGTATGGTTAAAGACGTTAAGAACTTTACTGACCGCTATGGTAAGCCCTTTGAGAAGGACTACGGTGGCGCACCAAACATTGTCAACCTTACAAACGGTATGGACAAGAAGACACTATGGAGCTTTGAGGAAGATGGACCTCTAGGTAACGGTACTAAAGCTAAGGTTCAATTTGAGACTTACTCTAATGGTGCTGGTGTACGTCTTCTTAATGTGGGTATTACTGAGCATGTACCCTATACTTCAGGAGAGCCAACTGAAGACGATAAAATGTTTATGGTGGGGTAGTCAAATGAAGGTAACAATCATCTTTGAGAGCGACAGTGAAGACGATGGGTTTGAGGGTAAGAATGTTATTGAGCGTCACAACATAGATGATCTCTGGGGCTTATCTAACGCATATACTGACGCAACTAAGTCAGCTGGGTTTTGTTATGTTACAGATGTAGCCTTTGAGAAGGACGATGGTAAGATGGTCTTTGGGAGCTTCTGATGATAGATGGGAAGGTTTTAATTGACGGTGACATTGTAGCTTATCGTGCAGCACATGTTACTGAGAAAGACTTTCCTGAGGATGCCAAGAGTAAGGTAGATGAGCTTATGGGGGATATACTGGATAAAACTACATTATTCAGTCTCCCTGATGAGTACACCGTCTACCTTACAGGCAAAGGTAACTTCAGGTATTCCATAGCTACCAAGAAGGTCTATAAGGGCAATAGAGTAGCAGCAGTAAAGCCCAGATACCTGCCTCTACTAAGGGATTACTTAACTATAAACTATAATGCTATCACTAGCGAAGGAGAAGAAGCAGATGATCTTATAGCTATAGAGGCAACTAGGCTTGGACCTAGTACTATTATAGCCTCCACAGATAAGGATTTTATGCAAATACCTTGTCATCACTACAACCTAACTAAGGAAACCTTCACAAAGGTCAGTAAGGAAGAAGCTGTAAGATCTTTCTACACTCAGTTATTGACAGGCGATAAGGTAGATAACATAGGTGGCGCTCCTGGAATTGGCCCTAAGAAAGCCGTTCAGATATACAAGGACTGTAAGACAGAGGAAGACTTCTGGAAAGCAGCTCTTGAAGCTTACAAAGGGGATAGAGACCATGCCATAGAGTGTGGAAGGTTACTCTGGTTAAGACGTAAGGAAGGGGAGCTATGGGAACCACCAGTGAACGTAGAAGACACGCAATAAAGAATGGCTACAGATCTGGTTTAGAGGATGACATAGCTAAGGATCTTAAAGATAGAGGTGTAGAGTTTGAATATGAGAAGCTAAAAGTTCAGTGGCAACTTATCGAGAACAAGACTTACACTCCTGACTTTAAATTACCTAATGGTATCATCATAGAATCCAAGGGTAGGTTTGTAGCAGCAGATAGAAAGAAGCATCTAGTAATCAAGAGACAACACCCCTTCCTCGACATAAGGTTTGTCTTCTCTAACTCTAGGTCTAAGTTATACAAAGGTGCGAAGAGTACATATGGGGATTGGTGCAATAAGCATGGGTTCTTGTACGCAGATAAAAGGATACCCGACGAATGGCTACTACAATCCTGATTAAAGTCCATCGTGTTCTTGATGGCCCCTATGAAGACGAAGATGGTAATTACTGGTTAAACTGTAGAGTAGAAGATCCCCAAGAAAGAAACCCAAGTAAGGTTATGTTTGATGAAGAGATCCCGTTTGTCTCCTTTGATGCAGCTTATGAGTTTCAGAAACACTTCTACAGATCAATCGAACCCATACTAATAGAATTTGAAATGGATACCCGATATGACAGCTAAGACAGCAGTAGTATTCTCATGCGCTCACTCAGACCCCTCGACGGGAAATGAGCGTTTCGACTGGCTAGGGGAATTAATCTATGAGGTAAACCCTACCTACATAATTGACTTAGGTGATGGTGCTGATATGCGCTCCCTTAACACCTTTGATACACGTTACCCAGAGGCTATAGTTAGTCAGAACTACGAACAGGACATCAACTGCTACAATGAGGCAATGGATCGTCTACGGAAGAAACCTAGCGAAAGAAAGTATAAGCGACCATATTGGATTGGCTTTGAGGGGAACCATGAGAATAGAATCAAAAAGGCTATCGCACACGACCCAAGACTACAGGGAGACAAGTACGGGATTTCCTTCAGCCATCTTCAAACAGACCACTGGTTCGACGAATACCACGAATACACTAATAGCGCCCCCGCTATCGCTGACTACGATGGCGTTTCTTACGCTCACTTCTTTAGTAGTGGTAATTTTGGTTCAGCTATGTCTGGTTTACATCACGCTAATAGCTTACTCGCCAATCGTAATCACAGTTCTACTTGTGGGCATAGTCATAAACGTGATCTTAAGTTTAAAGATGGCGCACACCCTAATGGGATTATCGGTTTGGTTGCGGGTTGCTACAAAGGCTCAGAAGAAACGTGGGCTGGACAGGCAAATAGAGATTGGTGGAAAGGTTGTGTAGTTAAGAGAGAAATAAGGCAAGGGGTCTATGAACCCGAATTTGTATCACTAGAAAGATTGAAAGGATTATACGGATGATTACAGCGAGAGATATGAAAGATATGATTGATATGTATTCCCAGTTTGTAGAGGACAAAATGATTACTAAAGGTCGGGAGCGACTGATTGAGAATGCTCTAGGGTTGACTGGTGAAGCTGGTGAGGTATCGGAGAAGATTAAGAAGCTATTTCGTGACAACAGGATTGATGATGATGCAGTCTTGAAAGAGTTAGGTGACGTATTATTTTATACTGTAGCTCTGTCTAATATCTTTGGTGGTAGCTTAGTTAAGATTATTGAGTTGAATATGGAGAAGTTAAATGCCCGTGTAAAGAACGGTACACTACAAGGGTCAGGTGATAATCGATGAGTAAGAAGAGGACAGGTATGTCATGGTTCTGGCGTTACATGAACTATCTTGCGACATGGCGAACCCATAGGATAGCAATCAAACAGCTTAACCAACTAACAGATAAAGAGCTACTAGACATTGGCATAGCTAGATCAGATATCGACCGTATGGTTTGGCTAAAAGAAGATAAGACTATGAGAGCGAGAGGAAAGACTAACGATGAATAATTACCTACCAACTGACTACCAGACTTTTATTGCTAAGTCTCGCTACGCTAAGTATATCGACGGTGAGGGCCGTGAGGATTGGGGAGATACAGTAGAACGCTACATGGATAATGTGGTACGCCCTAAAGCTGGTAATGATTCTTATGTCAACCAACTACGGGATGCTATCTTAAACCTAGAAGTTATGCCCTCTATGCGAGCTATGATGACTGCTGGTCCAGCACTGGCCCGTGACAACACCGCTGGGTACAACTGTAGCTACTTGGCTGTAGATGACCCTAAAGCGTTTGATGAGGCTATGTTTATCTTGTTGTGTGGTACAGGTGTAGGTTTCTCAGTAGAGCGTCAATACATTCAGAAGTTACCAGAAGTTCCAGAGCTATTGTTTCCATCAGAAACCACAATCGTAGTTAAAGATAGTAAAGAAGGTTGGGCAAAGGCTTATCGTCAACTGTTGGCTTTGTTGTGGTCTGGTGAGATTCCTCAATGGGACATTGGTCTTGTACGTCCTGCTGGCTCACGACTAAAGACATTTGGTGGTAGAGCATCTGGACCTGCACCTTTAGTTGAACTGTTTAACTTTACCATTCAGACATTTAAGAACGCACAAGGTCGTAAGTTGTCAAGTATTGAGTGCCATGACCTTATGTGTTTTATCGGTCAGATTGTTGTAGTTGGTGGTGTTCGTCGTAGTGCTATGATTAGCTTGTCTAACTTATCTGATGATCGTATGCGTCACGCTAAGTCAGGACAGTGGTGGGAAACAGCAGCCCATCGTGCATTGGCTAACAATAGTGTGAGCTACACAGAGAAGCCTGACATGGAGACATTCATGCGGGAGTGGCAAGCCCTAGTGGAAAGTAAGTCAGGGGAACGTGGTGTCTTTAACCGTCAAGCAAGCAAGGTACAAGCAGCTAAGAATGGACGTAGAGATCCTAACTACGAGTTCGGTACTAACCCCTGTAGCGAAATCATACTTAGGCCAAATCAATTTTGTAACTTGACAGAGGTTGTGGTACGGGCTACAGACACCCTTGATGATTTAGAGCGTAAGGTACGCCTAGCTACGATACTAGGTACTATCCAATCATCTATGACTAAGTTCCCTTACTTGCGTAAGATCTGGAACAAGAATACAGAAGAGGAGAGATTACTAGGTGTATCCCTAACGGGCATTATGGACAACAGATTAACTACCAGTCAAAATGCTGGTCTTGATAAAACATTAGAAAGGTTAAAAGATGTTGCAATATCTACGAATGCTGAGTGGGCTGAACGCCTTAACATCCCTGCTTCTGCTGCTATCAGTTGCGTTAAACCAAGTGGTACTGTCTCCCAACTTGTTGATTCTGCTAGTGGCATCCATGCTCGTCATAGCCCTTACTATGTTCGTACTGTGCGTGGAGATAACAAGGACCCGCTGACGAAGTTTATGATTGATAAGGGTGTACCTAACGAACCATGTGTGATGAAGGGCGACACAACTACAGTCTTTAGCTTCCCTATCAAGTCTCCACCAGGAGCAGTCACTAGAAACGATATGACAGCCGTAGAGCAACTAGAAATGTGGTTGACGTATCAACGCTCATGGTGTGAGCATAAGCCCTCAGTGACGATCTCAGTACGTGATGAGGAGTGGATGGAAGTGGGTGCATTTGTCTACAAGCACTTTGATGAGATGTCAGGGGTATCGTTCTTACCTCACTCAGATCATACTTACCAGCAAGCACCCTATCAGGACTGCACTAAAGAGGACTACGAAGAATTGTTATCTATTATGCCAAAGGCTATTGACTGGTCTGAACTTTCAGAGTATGAGAATGAAGATAATACTGCTGGTAGTCAAACAATGGCTTGCAGTGGTGATACTTGTGAACTCGTAGACTTAACATAGGAGACTATAATGGCTAAGTGGGATTTAGGTAAGATGGAACCTGATAATGTAAATAGTCCACCACACTACGGACAAGGCACTATTGAGTGTATTAAATACATCGAGGACTTCCTAAGCAAGGATGAGTTTGTAGGCTACCTACGAGGGAATATAGCTAAGTACCTTCATAGGTGGCGCTACAAGAATGGCTTAGAGGATCTTAAGAAGGCTGACTGGTATTTAGCTAAACTCATACAGGTGGAGAGTAAGAAATGATAAGCCTAGATCAGTCAGTAGACTTAGTACACTTAGGTATTACACTCTACTTGGTCTGGAAGGTACATAAACTACAACAAGAAGTAGACTATGCTTACTTTACACTGAGTAATCTACTAAAGTCTTTAACCAGTACGTTTAGAGCAATGACACAATGAAAAAAGCCCCTGCGTCCAACTAAGGATACAGGGGCTTAAGTTTGTCTGGGGTAGTCTTTTTGTTGTTATTACTTACCGAAGAATTTAGATACTGATCTGATTCCTATGGATGCTGATACGATCCCTCCAAGGGAATACTGATACCATATTGGCATAGTCTCAAGTGCAGCAAAACCAGCCTGTACTATAGCATTACCCCAATCACCACAAAAGGCTAGTATCAGGGGAATACTGAACAGTAGGGTTATCCATTCGTCTTTCCATGAGTTTTTTGTAGCCTCTATAGCAGCTAGATCCCAGTCTATCTCACCTGTAAGCTGTTTCTTCTTTATCTCAGCCTCAGTGAGTTTAATCTGTGTCTTACTGTCGATCACACTTGTTGCTAGACCAACTACACTACCTATTATCTGACCAATCATTTCTTTTCACTCCCCAGCCAAACGGCTATCGTACCAGTCATAGCACCACTTACGACACTAATCATAGCACTCTGTTGAGTACTTAAGTCATCTAAACTAATGCCCCACTCTATTACACGTATATACATAAGTGTCATCACTACCATCATAAGTCGTGGTAGTAGTTTCCAAGCTAGTATAGTTTCCATATCAAACCTCTACGTCTAGTATTTTACCTACCTCTATAGGTGCTACGACCCTACCATTTGGGCTGTAGGCTATCTCAGCCATGCTTCTCTGTCTGTTTAAGAGTTCTTCAGCCTTCTCTTGCCAGTACTTATCTAGCCTTATGGTAACCTCACTACGTGTAGCTGGCTCTACAACCTTTGGCTTATCAGAACTAACCTTAGCTGGGGGAGTAGGTGCTGTAGTCACTGTAGTAGCTGTAAACTCAGGGATCTGATACATCTGAAAGGGGAAAGTACCCTTAGCTTCTAAACCCATTATAACATCCCCTTTGAGGACATTATCAGAAGCACTCCGATACCAGTTATAATAGACAACACAATCAGAGTACCCCCAATAATAATTACCTTCTCTACTATCTCTTGCTTACGGAGCTTCTCAGCAGCCTCTCTCTCTTTACGTTCCCTACGTGTTCTAGCTCTTATTTCTTGTAACTCACCCCAAGCGGAGTAACCTCTGGTAGCTATCACAATGGCTCTTAGCTCTTCTTCAGCATCCTTTGCCTTCTGTAGCTTCACGAAAGTCTCCATACTGTTCTCATCATCACCTGAGAAGAGACTATTCTTTTTCTTATTGTGGTTGTTCCTTAGTTCATCGACACCATCAAAGAACTCACCAATTTGTTTAGTAACTGAGACAAGCTCTTTACCTGCACTGACAGCACTCTTTACCGCGGCTAGGGCAGTGAATGGGTCTATCATAACAATCCTTACTGGTCATTAGCCATTTTCTCTACTGATTGTCGGATTGCTTTAATGTTTTCGTCTATGCGGGCCATAGATATTGCTTGTCTTTGTGTAGCATCTTCTACGATAGATAGTCTGGATTGTAGACGCATGATCTCTTCACCATTACGTTCAATATCTGACATCATCATAGAGACAGTCCAAACTATAGCTGCTGCTTGAGCTATAAGACCGAAGATAAGGGTTATAGGTACACTCCTAGAGAGGTGCCAATTATCTTCTTCTCTACTCATGATGGGTACTTCTTACGATCAAGTTCAAAGTGAGGGGCATCATAGAAGCTCTTCCAGTCACCACCCCATACGATGGAAATGTCAAGCTCTTCTGCTGCATCCTTCATGGCTTTAGCCATAGTTTCAAACCTATCTAAGTCTTCCCAATCTACAGGCCAAGGAACCATGTCTACAGCATGACCTGTGATGTGTCTTGAGTTAAGAGTAGTTGACTTACCTTCTTTGAGCAGTTGTCTTTGACGATCAATATGACGTATGCCTTCGATAACTGTGAAGTCTACCTCAGTGATCTCTATTGCTTTCTTAACTACAGCTTGCATATCAGGGTTTACACCTGACAAGTTCTGTAAGCTACGTGTTCCTAGTTTGTATACCTTTGATGTTTTTTGACCAACCATTTTTTTATTTCCCTTAATAGCCTACGATAAAAAAAACTTAACATTTAGTCGTACCACACTCCACAAATTCTAATAGACTGGCCTGTTAATAGCGCATCTGCACCTGTAGTTTTGTGGGATACATACATATAAGTGTAGTATAGGTTTGTAGATAAACCCATTTGCGTAGAATTACCCCAAACAGTTAAATGTCTATCGTCTTGATCTCTCTCATAGACATTGCCGACTTTAATACAGTCACCAACCGCATACCCATGCTGTGCAGAGGTGATAATTACTTCACCCCAAACAAAATCTGGCCTAGATGACTGACCATGACTAGCTACGTGAGTTAGAGAAGTAGTGGCAGTCGATGTAGCTCCTCGCACGATAGTAACAGTAGGTTGAGCTACGATTGCAGCTTTTAATTTAGCTGGTGATATAAGGCTTTCAACAGTTCCCGTCCCAGAGGTCCATGTTGATGTAGCTTGATCCCCCAGTAATCCAGTTTGTGTACCAGACGTATTAACAACAGGTGTGTTATCTATTATTTTCCAAGTACTACTATCTAAGTAAGCTGCTGTAATCCAGTCTGTATTAGCCTCGTTCCTTATCCTTAAAAGATTAGAACCCGTATCATACCACCACTGATTAGCATAGGTCGTACTAGGTGCTGAACCCCCTGAGTTATTGGTTGCAATTGCACTTAACGCATTGTTAATGTCGGTTCTAGCATTAGGTGCTGTTTGGTTAGCTATGTTATAGTCATGTTGTGCCATATTAATACTCTATTATTCCTTCTAAGACGCTCACGCTTGGTGATACACCATCAGTTGAGCTTTCAAACTCTATTTTAAACTTAACTGCTCTGGCTGTTATTTCACCAGCAGCTATCTGCCAAGCACCCCAAGTAGGTGTTCCAGATGGATCATCACTTGTTGCCGCAACGTAAATTGCTACATTAAAATCCCCATAGGGTTGGTTTTCATCTGACCAGTCATCCCAATTATTAGGCCAAGTATCCCAGTTGTTAGGGATGTCATCCCAATTTACTAATCCCCCAGAAGCATTAGCGTGATGTCTTGTTGATGTTAAATTAGTTGATACTCTTACAGTTCTAAATGAACCTGTGTCTAAGTATCCTGTGAACTCATATGTACCTGTAGAGGGTGCAGTAGCAAAACTAGCCAGCCTTAATTCGTCAGGGTTTGGCCCAGTCGCTATAGCTATGTTAGTCTTTGTACCAGCGAAATTTGGGTTCTCAGTGTCAGTCTGTGATGTACCTAATTCAGGCAGTTCAGAAGGTTGAATAACCAGAGAAGCTGTAGTGCCAGCATTACCTGACTTATCATAGGGTTCGATAAAGAAGGTTCCTGAGATAGCTGGATAAGTAACTGATGTAGCTGGCCTAGCAACCTTCTGAATTATAGGAAGTTCCCCTACATCCTCAAAAACTGCCGTAGTAGAAGAGTTGTGCAATATCTTATAATACGACAAATCAAGATCAGTAGAAGCTGTCCAGTTGAAGAATAAAGTGCCGCCCGATAACTGAGACTCAAAGGTTGCTGGTGCAGATGGGCCAACCGTATCAGCCTCTACCTCTATTTGTTTTGTAGTAAAATCACCTTTTACCCCAAATGAATTGATAGCTCTTGCTCGTATATCGTAGAATATTTCTGTGGTGTCTGTAGCTAAGGGGGTTTCAATATCTAGTATCTCAAACCTACCTAAGTCTCCTGTTCCTAATATAGCATAAGTAGTATCTGTAGACTTCTTATATTCTATTTCTACATAATCTACACGTTCAGGAGAACCTGATCCAATATCAATAACAAGCACGTTAGTTACGTGTTCATTAATAATACGGTAATCTTGTGCGGTGTTTATAGATACTGCTGGAACATCAAAAACTGAAGGTAATGTTGTATTATCACTCTCATATACTGCACCATCAGAAAGGTCATCAAACACAGACTCACTGATCTCTCTCAGTGTCATATTGACAAGCAGATCATAGTCAGGTTGTACACCAAAGTCCCAAGTTACAACCTCAAACTCTTTATCAATCCAGCCAAACCTAGTGTTGTTAAGCCTTACAATATCGCCTACTTGAACTTGAAAAGCCCTAAGACCAAACGTAGCTTGTACTGTCAACTGTTGTCTATTACGTTCTAGGGTAATGAGAGCTAGTCTTCTGGACTCAGTAACATTGTCTGTAAAAGGTAACTGTATGTCTATCACACTCTCTTGACCACCATCAGCAGCTAGGAAAGTATTGTATGTAGTTGAATTAAGGATAGGCACTTGAGGGAAGTCAGATGGCTGGTAGTCACTCTCTGGACCCCTAAATGTACCTTTGACTACGTTAAAGTTGTCTCTTCGTGAGTGCCTTGTATTTACAGATATACCTGACCTTAAGTCGTCTTCATTAAGATCTAGTACTGGACTTGTGTAGTAAGCTGGCTTCATTCTCCACTTACCTTGAGCATACCAAAGTAAACCGCCCATAGCTGTAGACAAGTTCTGTATAGCGTCGTAGGGAGTAGTGTTAGTCGTAAAGGCCCCGTTTGTTGAGAACCTAGTTCCCCCTGACAGAGTAGGGTAATTTAAATGGTCACAAACATTAGCGGCAGTACTTACAAGTGTGTCATCTACATTCTCAATATCTTCACTAATACCGTAGTTGTAAATCGTTGTATTGCTATTACCTTTGCCTGACGTAATGTAGTCCCTTAAGCATAGTGCAGGGTTATCAGACCAAGCTGTACTACCTGTACGAGGATCATATACCTTCTTACCCTTAACTATAGCTGTAATTTCAGGTACGCCATTGGGAAAGGCATCGGCGTCATATTCTAACATAACATATAGGTAAGCTGTAGCTAAAAGTTTACAATCCGTTGTCCACTGTGAGGGTGGAGCTACACCTAAATCTGAAGATGTAACAGCAGTTTGTGTAGTTGTACCTAGCTTCTTAACAATCTTAACTTTACCAGCATACTTAGCTGGGGCCGTAACATTATTTCCACTTAATGTAAGAACTTCATCATTAAAATAAATAGTCTCAAACTCTTCTACTTCATGTCCAGCGAAAGCTAGTACAGTGTGTAGATATTTATTATCCTGAGTTGTGCCTTGGAATACTATACCACCAGCTATCCTAGTTTTACCATAGATAATCTGATGAGGCATAGTTGAGCCTCTTTGAGTTATTTGATAACCTTGGTCACCACCTCTAAGTTCTGGTTGAGGCATTAAGGCTTTTGTTAATACGGATGTTCCGTACTGCAATCCACCATAAGTAGCAGCGACAGCATAAACACTTGCACCTTGTCCACCAAGATAAGCTGTACTAGCTCCCCCTGTCACATAGTGCAAGGCAATTATAACCGCTGCTGTTATAGCTGCCCCAAGAGCAGAATCTTTATCTAATAAATCAATATCTAAAGCCATTAGCTTCCAGAACTCCTACCCCAAGCCAGTTTCTGATCTTGCATTGTAGCTACAAAATCAAATCCCGCATCTGTACTTGCACCAGCTATATTTCTAGACCTCTGATATTCAGCAGTATACCTAGAAACCCTAGCTCTCTCTAAGTCAATCAATTTATTCTCAACCTTAACTTGGATAGTGCCTGTGTCAGCACCTTCAGCAATATTCATCCCATCCATATAACCAGAAAATATTTCAGTCATAGATGTAGAAGAAACACCAAAGTATATCTTACAGGTTCTACCTTGATAGGGGGTACTGAGAGCTAAAGATATTACTTCAGAGGGTAGACCTGTGATAGTAATATCAGCCCCTCTAGCAGCAGTCTCTGTAGTCTCTTCAATAGCTGAGATACCTAAGAGTGTACCAGCACCAGTCCAGTCATGTCCACCGAATGTAAGAATACCCACACCAGTCCACAGGCGCAGGACATCTGTGTCATCAAAGTCTAACTCAACAGCAAAGAAGGGATTAACGACATCATCATCTAAGGCATTAGTAATAACTGAGGGTAGGGAACGGGACATTACTGTAGAGCCTCTATAGCGTCAAAGGAGATACCGTAGAAACTTGCATTATCTATCGACCAAGCTGTTGTACTCTGACCAAGCCTAAAGACACCTTTTGGGTTATTGTAGATAACAGTTTCACCTGAATATGTACTTCTTAGTTTAGGCCAGATCTCTAGGTCAACATCAGTACCAGCAGTCCTATCAACTAAAACTTGATGTAATCTAGCAGCGGAGCCTGAACCCAACTGAATATAGTCTCCAGCTAACAGGGTTCCCGTAAGGGTAATAGATACTGTGTCATTACCAGCAGATCCTGATAAAGTAGGACTACCACTTATAGTTCCTCTAGGTGTAGCATAGTCGGGATCACCCAGTAGAAATGTGCCTACAGATCCCTTTAGAGCTACTAGCATAGCTTTCCAGTCAGCAGCTAGATCCCTACGCACTGAGGGAATACTGACTGAGGCACTCCAGATTTGACCCTGATGTGCTATTACTTGTTGCTTATATGTAAAGGGAGACTGAGAGACAGCTACAGCATTCATAGCTCGTAGCTCAATACTCTCTATTCCTATAGTAGTGGGGGTATTAAGAGGGTAAGTTATAGCCATAGTTTATCCAAATGCTGATTTCATTGAGCCACCTCTACGTCTTTGGTTCATAACTGCACCTACGGACTGATTGATGATAGCTGGTGATGCTTGCGCTATTGTTTGAGTGATAAGTCTCTTAGTATCGTCTGAGGTATTGGCTGAGATGTTGAAGACTTGATTGACAGTAGTACCCCCAGCACCCTGACCTTTAGTGTGGTCTACGACAGTCTCTCTAGGGTGTAGCATAGCCATAAATCCACCCTTACCATCTAAGCCACCTGACCTTGGGCCTGAGCCTGTGTATCCACCACCTTCGTAACGATTAAATACTCCTGTTGGCCTTCTAGGTGGAGCTACAGAACCCCTCGTACCAGCAGCAGAGGCAGGAGCAAAGCTACCTGTAATGGCACCAGCAATAGAGTTTACTAGCTGTTCAACAACAAGTATTCTGTAAAGCTGTTGTATGATGTCAGTAGCCATAGATCTGAAGGCGTCTTTAGCTGATGTAGTTCCATCTACTAGATCCATAAAGAAACCACCAAAGGCTCCAGAGACACTATCAGCTATTTCTACTTGTTGTTTCTGTGCGTCAGTTAGTTCTCTGGTGAGATCTATAGTTTCTTTTATTGCTTTATTACCTGCTTTAGAATATATAGACTTACCTGCCCTTGATCCAGTACCGAAGATTGGATCTTTGTCAGAAACTGTACCTCTACCAGCGTACTTTCTTAATCTGCTGGCAAGTTCCTGTGTCGGAGCAAAGTTAAGGGTAGTTTGAGCTAAAGCTGCCATCTCAATCATTTCTTGCTTTAAACCTAATGCAACTGATTTTTGCTCTACAAGACTAGCTATCATCTTCTCATTCAAGCCTTGTCTGCGTAATTCAACCTCATAGTTATCTAGTGCAATGTCGTTTTGTAGTCTTTGTATAACAAAAGATTCTGAGCCGAATTGTTTACGCATAGCTTCTAAAGCGATCTGATCACCTAAAACACGAGACTGCTCCTCAAAGATAGCTTTTATTTTATTCTCTTCTTCTTGACGCTTTTTAGCTGCCGCCATTTGAGCTTGGAAAGCTGCCCATCTTGATTTGTTTAATCTATTTTGAGCTTTTTCTTCTGGTGAAACCTTACCCTCAGCTTTTTTCCCTTCTTCACTCTTTCTTAGTTTTTCAAGTTCATCTGAGTACTCTTTTCTTTTTGCAAGGTTTTCATTTATAGCGTCAAAAGTGTTTCGTAAGGCTTCTCTTTCACGCCTTGAATAGAGTTCAGCGTCACCAGCAGCCAAACCTTGCGCATTAACTGTATCTATTTTAGCCTGTAGTGCGTCAGCTTGCTCTCTACCGAGAATCCTTAGTCTAGCTGTCTCTTCGTCATAACCCCTTAATATACTATTTCTACCCGTTTCAAGCTCATCAATTTTATCCTTTACAGCTTGCAGGGCTTGTTCAGCCTCCTCTGCAAAAGTCTCAACCTCTTTACCCGCCCGAATAAATGGGGCAATAAGACCTGTACCAATAGCTAAAGCGGCACCAGCGAGCGCCCCGTAAGGGCCAAAGAAACCTAATAACTGAGAACCTTGTTGCCCTAGAGCTACAGCAGCATTTGTACCTGATTGTATCTGTACTGCAAGGTCACCGATTTGATAACCAGCCTGTTGCGCAAGGACTTCCATCCTTCTCATGCCTTTTCCTGATACAGTAGTAAATCTTAACTGTTCCTCAGTGGCATCTTTTATGGCAAACTGATATTTATACATTGCACTTTTAGCTTGGTTTATATTTCCAGTTACTTTACCAAGCTCCCGTGCCATCTGATCTACACCACGGTTATATGCTTTTGTGCTAATGTTACCCTTATCTAACTCTAGTTTTAATTGGGCAGTTTTACGTTTAAATGACTCAAACTTAGAGATAGCCTTAGTAACATCCCCCGCCTCTACGTTTATACCAATGTTAATATCAGAAAGATCAGCCATTCATTGTACCCATAAAGACTACATCAACACGTTTTATTGCTTCTATCTCCCAAGAAGACAATGGTGTATCTGTAAGCTCCTTCCATGTTTTTATTTCTTGATAACTTATAGGGTTTGGTCCTGAGAAACCCATCGTTCTACTTGCGTTTAATACAATAAAGGCAGACCAAACATGAGACATAAGCAATGGGAAGTCGGGGCCATCTAATGCTTTTGGTCTGTGTCCAGTCTGCCTTTCTACTTGTTCTAAGTGTTCACGTTCTGATGTGCCTGACTTGTCTGGTCTACTTATAGAGAACTCATGCTCTGCATAGTCAACCAGTTCTTCAATCAGGCTTTCGTAAAATCCAGAGAGTTAGCTACTGCTTCCTCAATCTGATCTCTTATCCAGAATACTTCAGCGTAAATCTCTTTGGCCTTAGCGATAGAGAACTTAGGTTTAGAACCACCATAAGTAATCTTCCAGCCTTTAGTAGTTTTAGCAAGTAAGTCTAAGGTAGCGTCCTCTAAGTCTTCTGCTGTAATCTCTACTTTCTTCTTGTTCTGTGCTTGCTTCAGACGTTTGTTGGTTTGTTCATGTACAGCAGCCTTATACTCTTTAGAGTGGGGTGCATACACAGTGATAACCATTGGTGTATCGTCATCATTAGTCAAGACATCAAAGCTAGTAGGATGTACAATAGTGACATCTACAGTATCGCTGGTCGGGGTTAAATCTAGTAAATCCATGTCGAGTTTCCTTATCGTCGGGGTGAAAAGTTGTCGGGTTAGTAATTAAAGGGGAAGCATCAGACCCGACACCAATGCCTCCCCACCCTAGCTAGGGAACTTATGAAGAGCGAGTAATAACTAAGTTACTTGCATCTGTCGTGTTGTAGAGTGCTACAAATGACATAGAGATGACACGGCTAGTTGGGCCATCTACACCTACGTCTGCACTGTTAATCTTAGCCCGTGGGAATGCGAACTTAAGGGTGTTGCTACCATCACCCACAGTTACTTCAAGCTCAGTTTCTGTTTCGTTTAAGAAGCGGTTGATTAGTGAGGCATCCTCAAAGTAAGCTGAAAGAGTACCTTCGATTTCTGCACGACCGACTTCTAATTGTGGCGCACTATCACTACCAATTACAAAGGTAGGTGCGAAGGAGTTAGTCAAGGTAAAGTCCATACCAGTTACGATAGCTGATGTAGAGGGTGAACCGTTGACGTTACCAATCTCTAGTGTACCTGAGTAGGCATCGAATGGAGCAGCACCTGATGCAGCGTCCTGTGTCTTCTGAGTAGCACTTATGGACATGTCTTTACCAACCATACCGTAGGTAGCTGTTACCATCTGATTAGGAGCTAGAGAGATACCCATAGTAGAAACTGTCATACCTGTGAACAAACGAGCTTGGTCGATGTCAGCAGCGTAGTCTTCGATAGAGAAGAATTTAGGTGTAGTACCAACCTTAAGGACGTTAGTTGACCAAGTGTTAAGCATAGCTGATTCTAAAAACGCATCGTAGTCAGCATCACGTAAGTCAGCAACAATGTCACCAGCAGCTTGACGGTTACCATGACGGTCAACACGGGGCATACGGTCAGCTTGAATATCAGTACCAGCTACACGATCCTTGGTTAAGTTCAAAGAGTGTGTGCTAAAGGGTAAGTTTGTAAAGTTACCAGCGGGAGTCGTACCAAATGTGCTTTCCACAATGAACGATAGGCTGGAACGAGAACCTTGTGCGAAGGCCATGTTGTATTCTCCTAATTGTTATACACGTACCATCCGATATTAATCGGAACGTAGTACCAAGGCGCATCTAAGAAACCTTGCTGTCTTTCAGCGTAGTCTATAGATACAGTTATTGTTTCATCCCCAGAGTAGGAGATTTTAGTGGTTGCTTCAAAAGCCTCTAGGATAGTGTTAGCTAAGGCATCAGCAGCGGCGGGGCCATTACCTTCTGGGGTGTAGGCAGTTACAACAAACACACCATCGTATCTCTGTTGTGGGTTTAAACCTCTTACAGCGGGTCTACGGAGTGTCGGGAGAAAATTAGTCTGTAGGTAACTTGTACCTGTAGTTGGGCTAAATGAGACATTCTCATAAGCTATCCCACTAGGTAAATTAGAGGTATTAGCTAACTTGTTCTCAAGTGCTGCACGTATGTCATTATAAATACTAGCCATGAATGTTTCTCACTTGAGTATAAACGTAATAACCCTGTCTCTTCCAGTTAGGCCCACCGTACTCTACTGCCTGAGCGTGAGGACTATCATTACGAAGAGTAATCTTTGTGGTATCAGATAAATCTAAAGCATTAATGTCTTGTACTAGATTATCTAAACCTTCTTGACGCATAGACTGTTGGTTTTGTTTCTTAGGTTTATTGCGAGAAGATTTACCACGACCCCTAGAACTTGTATTGGTCTTGAAGGAGTGTGAGGTAACATAAGCACCAGTATCTACAGGAGACAATCTAACAGCAGTTTGTGCTATATCTACTAGGACATCTCTAACCTTGTCTTCAGCAGTTTGCTCAAGTAGAGCTAGTTTCTGTTTAAGAGAAGGATTAACCTTGAGTGTTGCTTGTACAGCCATTATTCTCTCACATCACACAAGAAACAAATCTTGACCCCATTAGAAAATATAGTAACAACAGAAATGACATTAACTGTGTCACCGTTACCAATAATCTGATCTTCGTCATCGGGTTCTACTTCTAATCCTAATGCTGGGACTACACATTTACGGGTGCCTCTACGGATCTCATCTACGTTAGCTATGATGCCCTGATCGTAGTTGTAGAAGTATCCAGTAAAGCTGTAGTCGGTTGTAGCGGAGCCTGTTACTGTTCCTGTAGTAGGATCGTAGGTTCCTGCTGTAGTCTTCTTCTTTAAAGTAAGGGGTTCCCCAAACTCATCAACCATCTTAAGTAGGTTATAACCTCTTGAGAATGCCATCACCTACCCCTTAACTATAGTCGTAGTCATCACCACTGTAACTTGGTGGGTTCTTAAATCTATCCCTACGGAAGGATGCTGGAACACGGTCTGTATCTTGCCTTACAGCATCTACCCTAGCTATACTAATACCACCAGCTTTAATACCCAGTACAGCACCAGTCTTTTTACCTTGATGCTCTAGTGTCTCAGCTAGGCTAGTGTAATGCTCTTGTAAGTCGCTGTAGTCAGCACTGAGTGCGCCTGACAAGTTCTGTGTAACCCTACGAGAGTATTGTGCAGCTATCGTTCTAGCAGACCATGCAGCAGCATAATACACGTTGTCACTTGTTTGATTGAGAGCGAAGATAATCTCTTCATTCTGTACTTGTTGGTCGTTAGTGTCAGTATCACCTACAAGCAATCTAACAGAGTTTAATCTCTCTGCTACAGTACTTGTACCTAAGTTTGTTGCATCATACGACCAAGCCATAATCAATCAGTCTCCATGTGACCATAATTTCTACGCCAGCTACGAATAAGCCCACGTTGTTTATCAGCTATCTTAGACTTCTTACACTTCTTCTTTTGGAACTCAGCGTCAGATTTTGTCTTAGACTTTACTTTCTCATTGATACCATCCACTAAGTTATGTAACCCACCGACATCAAGCACCTCTAGTCCGTCACCCACTTTGGTTTCAGCTTCAAGGGTTGAACTGTGTCTTAGTCTACCTTCTCTGTAGAGTATCTTTACTAATTCTTTATCTAAACCTATCTCTTTCCATTTAAGCTCATCACCAGCATTAAATGTGCGGCCTTGTGCTTTCATGGTCAGGGTGACAAAAAGTGGTCTGTCGTACTGCATCGGCTCATTAAGGAACATCGGGTAATCCTTTGATTAAGGGGAAGTGAGGGCCACTACAGCCCCCACCATAGTAAATACTTACTGTACGATGCCGTTTACGAAGGCACCCAAGTCAGCACCTACGATTTGCATATCGTAAGACATCTTAACTTGGATCATCTCAGCAATCTGTTGACGCTTAAGAGCATCGTCTGAGAATGACTCAACAGTGATACCTAAGTTGTTTACACCTTCAAGGTTATTCCAAGCAAAGGTCAAACCAGCGGCTGGTGACATAAGACCAGCATTGTTTGGTGTGTAGCACAACATAGCATGTTTACCACCGATAAACGCATTGCTTTCTGCAACACCTTCAACAGATGAGTTCTTGACAGCTTCCATGACGTAGAAGTTCTCTACTTCAAAGATCTCAGCCAGTTTAGCATCAGTTACCAAAGCTGTGTTGGTTACAGTTGCGCCACCGTTCAAGCGAGCCAAGATGTCTGCGTTGTTTACCAGAGCATCACGTACTTCTTTACCAACAACCATTGTGTTTGGCTTGAAGCCACCTGACTTAAGCTGCATTACACGGCGTAGGTCAGTTACGTTTTGGATTGGTTTAGCAGCAGCATCATCCCAATACAGGAAGTTAGTTCCTGATGTTGAAGACGCACCGTCATAGTTGGTTCCCCAGATGTTGTCTGAGAAGAAGTTTGTAGCAAACTGCTCTTCACGATGGATCATCAGACGCATCGCCAGAGTTTCAGCACCAGCAGAACGGATCTCTAATGCAGCATCTTCGTTAGCCAAAGTCTGTTCATCAAAGTCCATACCAAGACCATAAACGTCAGCGAAGTAGCTGCTGTTTGAGATGGTCATACCAATACGGTTTACTTCTGTACGTGGAGCTAGTTTCTCTACGTCACCAGTACGGTTCATGTTCGCACGGTCATAGATGTAGTATTTGTCAGATTGTTTCTGAACGCCTACTGTTGGGAATACCTTATCAGCGATAAAGTTTTCTTGTGATTGTGCATAAGCCAGCGTGAGGTTAGTCAGCGGCTGATCTACATGCACTGCGGATGGAGTCAGCAAGGGCATTATTTATTCCTTTCTATGCTGGATTAAGCTACGACGTTACCGCCTTGGATGAGTTCAATAGCCATGATCTGACCATCAACTGCTGCTTCCAAAGCATAACCCATAACAACATCGCCAGAAGCTGCGGTAAGTGCATTACCGTCTGCATCGGCTTGAACGGCTGCACCAGCGGCAATAGTTCCACCAGCTTCTACCATTACTTTACCTGAGATTGCTACAGTAGCAGCGGCTCCAGCAGTAGGGGCATTCAACAGAATACCAATACAGTTTTCACCAGCAGAGTCTGCAACGTCTACTTGCCCATCACTCTCAAGAGTAACGAACTTAAATTGTTTTGCTGAAAGGTCTTCCCCAGCAACAAAAGACCGTGTATCACGGGACTGCATTACAGCCATGTTTATTCTCCTTTATAGGATTTGTTGATAAGAGCTTTACCTTCATCGGTCTTAGCAACTGCGGCATAAGCTACAGCGTATTGGCTCTTCTTAAGTTTATTCTCGTCCATATAAGACTTAACGAGGGCATCTAGCTTGTCTTGTGCAGTAGCGAAGTTGCCATCAGCATCGGACTTACCAAATTCTTCCATAGATTCCGCAAAGACTGCATCTGCACCCTTCAAGGCTTCCATGACACTTTCATCTTCATCAAACTTAGCAACAAGTGATTTAGCTACGTCGATGTTGAAGTTAGGTAGAGCTTCTTCTGCACGTTTAGTCAGTTCAGCATCTGCCTTAGCAACTTCTGCTGCTTCCAGAGCCTTAAGGATAGGCGCAGGGATGTCAGCTTTGTTGATTTGTTCACCTTCATACTCTACATACTCAGGCTCGACTTTCTTTTCGATTACATCAGCTTTGATGACATAACCATTGTCGATAAGGGATTTACGAAGACGTTCGTTCTCTTCTTTCAAAGAGGCTTCAACGGCTTTAAGGGTTTCGATCTCTAGCTCTTCAGCAGTTGCATCATCAGCTTTCTTCATGTCCTGTTGATACATTTTCATGGCTTCTTCTTCAGACATACCTTTGTCCATGTATGGCTTCAGTTTAGCTTTAAGATCATCAGACATTTTTTCTGTTACTTCATGTTCCATAGGTTCTCCATTGGAATTATCACGCTTGTACAAGGAAACCATTGCCTGTGCGTTTGCTGGACGATCCACCAAAGACAATTCCTCCAGTTCAAGCTGTTTTAAAAGGTTAGGCACTATAGTCCTCCTTGATTGCACGACCCCCAATAGAGAAGGCCGCAAGTTCACCAGACTTAACCTTAGCCCAGACATTATCGTCATAGACTTTGAAAGCCACTATCCAGCCTTCACGGTCACTCTGTATGCCAAGGGATTCACCTATTTCTTTGGTTATAGGCATGGAGTGTATAACCGCCCCAATCTGATCCCCTGTATGCATCTGTTTACCGACACGAATATGCTCCATAAAGCCATTGACAGCCTTAACGAGTGTGTCAGGTTCGATTACGTCACCTTGACGGTCAACCACTGGCTCACCTTTCTCAGTAACGACTGAGGCCCATCCATAGACTAGACGCTGTTCGTCATCTGCCTTGAGGATTTGACCTTCAACACTTTTAGTAAGTTCGGACACTGATGTTCCACCTTCCCACATACGACAAGACCAGTAACCTGCTGTAGTCTTATCTTTCTTGGTATCGCAAGAATGGCGGGAGCGGAAATTAGCTCTGGCTTTAGGGTCATCTCGACGGATCTCCATGTTAGGATCTCCAAAGGCAACTCTCTTTACTTTGCCACCATCTTGCACGAACACTTCAAACTTCTTGTTTCCACCTTGAATACGGCGAGGCTTGTTTAAAGTGACTTTCTCGCCTTGGTATTCAGCCTTAGCAAACTCTTCTTTCATCACTTCCTGTACGATAGCCCTGAGAGCGTCTAAGCGGCTCACTGACTCTTCTGCTACCTCATCAGGTGAGTAGTATGCTAAATACTCTTCATGGCTACTACAGGGCATGTATACGGCCTGTCCTGTACCATCTTGATGTACGTGGATCTTACCTTCACAACCCATGTCCATACTTCTAGCTCTAGCTTCCATCTCAGTAGAAAATACATCATTAGCTAGTTTAGCTTTAGATACTGACTTCTTGGAACTAGATGGGTGTCCTGATGGTAGTAGGTCTTTGTCGTGATTAGCCTTCTTGGAACCTCTGACAATCTTAAGGAAGCTATTGACACGAGCCATTGCCCATTGCTCAGGGCCAGTCACATTAGGACGTACTGACTGAGGGTTTGTACGGTAGGCACCTACACCCCTATCATATACTGCCTCAAGCATACGCATAGTCACTTTGTGCTTAGACTTCTTGTTATGCTCTTCCATCTTATTCTTGAGGGCTGTTTTAGGCATTAGATGGGAACCTTTCGTCTATTAGGGTGCCTTCTCCAAAGACACTGATCTCATTGTTACCTGAAGAAGATCTACCCTGAAACTCAATGTCAGTCTTCTCTGTATACTTAAATGGTAACTGTCTTAGAATTTGCATCTGGTTAAGGAATGTTGTTTCAGCTACCCTAAGAACTACACCAGTGGAAAGTGTCACTTGGTTTCTAAAGAGGACGTATTTACTAGCTCCATTAGTAGTAGCTGAGAATGCATCAATACGATAAAGATAAAAGCTGTGATTGGCTGGTACAGTAAAAATACTAGCTTGGTTTCTACCTTCACCACCCCTTATCTTAGCGTAAGTTACACCACCATTTGTAAGTGTAATATCATTAGCTGCATTACCTGTTCCATTACCATCTATGGTTAGTACATCGTTAATACGAAGGAATGCTATGGTAGTCGGGGGTGTGCTACTATTTAACGTGTAGTCGCCTGAGATAATATTGTAGTCAGCATCTAACCCTATAACTCTAATAACAACACCATCATCAGCTACATTGGAATTTACTGTCATAGTTAAAGCTGAAGTAGGAAAAGTATAAGCTGTGTTATTTTCCCATAAGGGTACAAAGGAAGTGCTTACTGCGTCATGGTAACCAAAGATATTACGGACTGATAAACCTTTAGACTCTCCCTTAGAAATTGCCAAGGGGTCATTCTCATAAAGGTGTCTAGTCCATGTTGACATTAGTTGAGTTCCTTGGTTACAACTAATGCAAGGCTACCTGTGTTAGGGAAGGTTTCAATGGAACCATCTGTATATGTAACTTGAAACTCTACTGAGTATGTACCGACAGTATCTGTATCACCTGTCTGCCAGTCATACCTAACCGTACCAAGAGCAGCATTGATAATCTGTACACTCTGATCAATCTTAAGTGTGCCATCAATAGCTTTAACAAAGATCTTAGCCGTAGCAGCAGTTATGTTGACTGGAGTATTATTAGCGTCTTTAAGCTCTGCTAAGATAGAGGGACTGGTATCATTTTGTTTAATGTGGAAAGCCATTATGCCGCCTTATTATAATTTCCATCAAGGACAGCAGAGTTTGCCGTGCTTTGTATAAGAGCCTGATTAGTTGAATTAGCTGTAATAAACACAGCCCGTCTAGTCGATGCCCTATAAATGTCTGCATCGTAGTATGTCACTACGAATGTACCTTTGTCTGCCTCAAGTACATGACCAAACCCATTAGATTGACCAGTAATACTGAATACACCAGCGGCAGCAGGTAGGGTTAGCTCTGGCTCTAGTCTTGCATCATCAGCGGTAAGAACAAAGTTACCAGTCTGTGCATCAAGGACTTTACCACGGATTAGGGTAACATCTTGCCCCGTCAGAGTGAAGGAGCCTTGCGCCCCAAGCATGTAGTAGTTTACATCTAGTGCTGCATCTTCAGCGCCAAAGACAAAAGAGCCAGTTTCAGCAACAAAATTATCGTTGACATCGAAGTTAATGTCTTGGCCCGTAGAGGTGAAGCTACCCGACTCAGCCTCAAGTATCTCACTAATATTAAGAACAGCGTCTTGACCAGTTAAAGCAAAGGAGCCAACGACACTTGTAATACTTGTTGCAGTATTAACAACCTGACCAGTTAGGCTGTAGCTACCAGCTTCTGCAAACAAAGCATAGTTACGAAGTAGATCAGAGGTCTGACCCGTCAGAGTAAATATGCCAGTTTCCGCATCTACGATAGTAGTTGGAAGTATAGCGGCGTCTTGACCAGTTAAAGCAAAACTACCAGAACCGTTCTGAATACGGGTGTTGGTATTTGCTGCTTGACCTGTAAGGCTAAGAGAAGCAGTGCCAGCGGATAGAGTTACGCCAAAGACGTTAGCTTGACCTGAGAGGGTAAAGGTTCCCTCAGAAACAGGTAGTGGGTACTCAAGGCCAAAAGACTGACCCGTTAGCGTAAACTGACCTGTGCCAGCAACTTTGCGGGTGGTATCTGTAATCTGTTGTGGGGATACAATATATGTACCCTGTTGAGCAATTACCTTGCCATCAAACCTAAATCCAATGTCTTGACCAGTAGCAGCAAATGACCCTGCATCGGCGGTAATATTAAACTGTGCTGAAATACTTGCATCTTGTGCAACTATATTGAAAAGCCGACCATCAGTTTCGACCTTGCCGCCCATGCCACTGTGGGCAGTACAGTAATAGTATAAAGTGGGTGTGCTTCCAGTAACTTCAATCTCTACATAAGCACCAGCACTACCCGCTGAACCTACAACTGTTACGCCCGTGGTGTATTCTGTTCCGCTCGCGTGTGTGCCATTTGGAGTAGTAGAAAATCTAAATGGATGACCACTATTGGAACTATCAGATTGGTCAAAGCGGTAAGTAATGCCAGCTTGTAATATTACGGTTGGGGAAGCCTCTGGTGATCCAGAGATGTAATATTTATTACCAGTGCCGTATTGATTTGTACCAGTAGCGACCGAAACATCGTACTGTACAAGATCAACCGTAGCATCAAAGTTAATGTCAAAGTTACAGGCTTGACCAGTAGCGGAAAATGAACCCGCATCTGCGATTAAAACTCTTGTTATTTCAGCTTCAATACCCGTTACGGCAAATGACCCAGACGCCGCTGCTAGGTTGAAGTTTCTTTTTAGCCCAGCATTTTGGCCCGTTAAGGCAAAAACACCTTCTAGTGCAGCTAGTTCATCATCTAAGGGAAGCCCAATTGCTTGACCAGTAAGGGCAAAAGAACCAGCGTCAGCCGCAATGATAAATTCTTGTGGGCCTCCCCCATCATCTGCTAATGGTGCTGATGCTAATGGGCTAAATCCAAGCATATTAGACTACTCGTATTTTAAGGTTCTGTGCTGCGCTAGATGTAACTCTGACTGTTGTGCTGTCGGGAAAATCATAGTTGTAGTCAGTGCCTAAGATTGCGCCTTGATTAAGTGATGCTGCATCGTAGTTAATACTCACGCCA